GCAGCATTTGAAGCTGATGTTGAAAGTGTTATAAAAGACTGTAAACGGCTATATGATCAATGGGAAGAATTGCCTGAACAGGTTCAACTTATCATTGCAAACATGATGTTTAATATGGGATATACCAGATTGTCCAAATTTAAGGGCATGAAGGCTGGTGTTGATAATCGTGATTGGAAACGTGCGGCCGAGGAGATGGTTGATAGTAGGTGGTATGAACAAGTAACCACCCGGGCGGAACGACTCGTAACAAAAATGAGATTGATAAACTCTCATGATGTATACTTAGACAGGCCACCAACAAACTGGGCTGTATGATAAAAAAGGTCTTGTTCGTTGTTTTGTTTGCAGGACTAGAGGCAGTGACAGTTGTGTACTTCTTGTAGAAAACACTGTTGACCAATCAGTGTAAATAGCCTATAATATTAGAATGTCAAACTTCTATACAAACGTAACAATCTATAAAAATCAAATTTTGTCGTCAGGTTATTTGAATGGCAAACGAACTAGGACGTCTAAGCCCTATAAGCCTTATCTGTTTGTCACTAGTGACGTACCAACTAATCCACAGTATGTAACTGTTGATAATATACCTGTTCGAAAGATAGAGTTCGGTAGTGTTTTCGAAGCTCGTAAGTGGACCAGGGAAGTTAAAGAGACCCATGGCCGAGAGTTTTGGGGATTGACCAACTTTCTTTATACCTATATCAATGATACATTTCCTGGAGCAGTCAAGTACGATGCATCCAAGATAAGAGTAGGTACCATTGATATTGAGGTTGCTGCTGATGAAGGATTTCCCAATGTTAGGGCGGCCGAAAAACCTATTACTGCAATCACACTACAATATAAAAAGCAAATCATTGTATGGGGATGTGGTAAATTTGAGAATCCAGATTCTGATAAGATAAGATACTTTAAATGTAGGGATGAAGAAGACCTTCTTTTAAAATTTATCAAGACGTGGCGATATTTGGATCTTGATGTTATCACTGGTTGGAATATAGAATTCTTTGATATGCCTTATATCATCAATCGCATAAAGAATGTGTTTATTGATGGTGTAACATTTACAGAATATGATAAGGAAAGCAATAGAGACGTTGTAGTTGCTGTTGCTGGTGGTTTCGATGTAGCCAGATTATTGTCTCCATTTCGGTTACTAGAAGAGAGAGAAATCGGTCCGAACAAACAACAGACGTATCACGTACTTGGTACGAACATCATAGACTATCTTTCTGCTTATAGAAAGTTTACATACACGCAGCAAGAGAGCTATTCACTAGACAATATTGCCAATGTTGAATTGGGCGAGCGTAAACTTGATTATAGTGAGTATGATGGGCTACTGGGTCTATACAAAAATAATTATCAGAAGTTTATTGAATACAATATTCGAGATGTGGAATTGGTTGTACGTCTTGATGAAAAGATGAAGCTGTTAGACTTAATATATGCAATCGCGTACGATGGTAAAGTTAATCTTAATGATGCATTTACTTCTGTTCGTATGTGGGACATAATTATTCATAATTATTTGATGAAAAACAACGTCGTTGTTCCTAACAATAGTATTCAAGACAGAGAAAGACAAATTGAAGGAGCTTATGTAAAGGATCCTATTATAGGTATGCATAAGTGGATTGTTTCATTTGATCTTAACAGTCTGTATCCTCATTTGATTATGCAATATAACATTTCTCCGGAAACATATATTAGAGTTATTCCATCCGAGCTAATTCAACCGAGAGTGTCAATTCCAGAATTGATTGAAGGTATATTAGATCGACCAGACGTAAGAGAGTACATCGACAAACATGATGTTACTGTGACGGGAACTGGTGGAATGTATACGAGAAAGCATAAAGGATTTCTTCCTCACTTAATGGAGAGGGTGTATACAGATCGATCTGTGTGGAAGAATAAGATGATTGAGGCACAACGGGAGTATCAAAAAAACCCATCGAAAGAGCTTGAGTATGAAATAGCTAAATGTAATAATATGCAGATGGCTAAAAAGATTCAATTAAACTCTGCTTATGGTGCACTTGCAAACCAATATTTTAGGTGGTTCGATAATAGATATGCAGAGTCTGTTACAATGTCCGGACAGCTATCTATTCGTTGGATAGAAAAGCATATGAATAGGTATTTGAATGAGAAACTTAAAACTAAGGACGTTGATTATGTTATTGCGTGCGATACAGATTCGATGTATATCACTCTTGACAAGTATGTTGATCAAGCAATTGAAAACAAAGAAATTACACCAGAGGGTGACATGGTCTCCTTTTTGGATGATGTGGCTAGAGAAAAACTGGAACCTTTTATTGATCTATGTTATAAGGACCTTGCTACATATGTTAATGCCATTGACCAAAAAATGATAATGAAGAGAGAGGCAATTGCAGATAAAGGGATATGGACAGCCAAGAAGCATTATGTATTAAGTGTTCACGATATGGAAGGGGTAAGATTTAAGACTCCTTCATTGAAAGTCATGGGCATTGAAGCTGTTCGTTCATCTACACCAGCAGTGTGTCGCTCTAAGATTAAAGAAGCTATTGCAGAGATAATGTATCAGGACGAAGACAAGTTGATCAATTTTGTCAGTTCTTTTAGAAAACTGTTTTATTCATTACCATTTGAAGACGTAGCCTTTCCAAGAGGAATATCTAATCTCGACAAATATATTAATGGTAAGTCATATAAAAAAGGTACTCCTATTCATGTACGTGGAGCAATTGTATTCAATGGAATGTTAGATGAATATGATTTAAAAGGACAGTATCAAGAAATTTTTACTGGTGAGAAGATTAAGTTTTGTTACCTAAAGCTCCCTAATCCAGCACGTGAGAATGTAATATCTGTGGCAAGTGCTTTACCTAAACAGTTTGGTATAGATAAATATATCGATTATGAAAAACAATTCGACAAATCATTTATAGAACCTATGAAAACAATAACAGATGCTATTGGGTGGAAACTAGAGAAAGTTGTCACCCTCGAAGATTTCTGGAACTAGGAGACAATTATGGCAGTCAAGAACGATCTTGGGCTTGAAGATTTTGATTTTGGATTCACAGCAGTTGATGAATCAGAACTCGAATCAGTACAGGCTTTGGAGAAAAAAGCTGCAGAGACAACAGATTCTGCGTTGACTATACAGCAGAAATTGGATAAGATGTTTAATGCAATACAGCCATTGCTTACCAACCTACAGAAAAATCCTGAGAAGGATTACATATACTGGCCTTCGCGGCAAGATAGAGTTGAAGAGTTTAGAGACAAGTTGACAGAATTATATAAATCCTAGGAGTTTCTTATGGGTGACTTTTTTCGTAATTTGGTCGAAGACCTTAAAGACGAAGACACAACAATTGCTGCCGATGGTTTAGGAGCAGCAGAATACACTGGTACAGTTGATACTGGATCATACATTCTCAATGGAGTATTGAGCGGCAGTATATATGGTGGTGTACCTAATAATAAGGTAACTGCCTTTGCTGGTGAAAGTGCAACCGGGAAAACGTTTTTTGTTTTAGGTGTCGTTGGACAATTTCTTAGTGACAACCCTACTGGCGGCATAATCTATTATGATTCTGAAGCTGCTGTTACAAAACAGATGATGGAAGAAAGAGGCCTCGATCCAACTAGGGTTGTTATCTCAGAGCCTGACACGATCCAGAAGTTCAGGTCTCATGTTCTTAAAACTCTCGATATGTATGAGAAGACACCTGAGAGCGATCGTCCACCTATGATGATGGTTCTTGATAGTCTAGGTCTACTATCGTCAGAAAAAGAAGTATCAGATACACTCGAAGGCAAAGACGTACGTGACATGACTAAGTCACAGTTGATTAAAGGTGCGTTCAGAGTGATTACATTGAAGTGTGCCAAACTAAATGTTCCAATGCTTGTTACCAATCACGTATATGAAATTATAGGATCATATGTTCCTATGAAAGAGATGGGTGGTGGCAGTGGTCTAAAATATGCAGCATCGACAATTGTATATCTTTCGAAGAGAAAGGTAAGAGATGGTACAGAGATTATTGGTAATGAAATCAAATGCAAGATGTATAAGTCTAGGCTTGCAAAAGAAAATAGTGAGGTTACAGTCTCTTTAGATTACAAGAAGGGACTCGATCGATACTTTGGGTTACCAGAGCTTGGAGAAAAGCATGGTATCTTTAAAAAGAGTGGAAACAGATTAGAGCTTCCAGATGGATCTAAAGTATATACGAAGGTGATGTTAAAAGAACCAGATAAGTACATTGTTCCATACCTTGAACAATTAGAAGAAGCAGCTCAAAAAGAATTTAGCTATGGAGGGGAAGGTTGATAGAACAAACTATCATCTCGAGCTTAGTTAGTAATAATGACTTTATGCGGAAAGCTATTCCGCATCTTAGGGAAGAGTTTTTTCACGATGTATTAGAGAAAACGATTTTCAACCTCGTTTCTGATTATATTCAGAAGTACAACAAATCGCCAACCAAATCTTCCTTGCAGATTGATCTCTCTAATATGGATACCCTATCAGAGGATCAATTCAAAGGGTGTGAAGCGATAATAAATAATATATCTAATGAAGTATTGGATTTAGATTATTTGCTTGACACTACAGAGAAGTTCTGTAAGGACAAGTCTGTATATAATGCGTTGATGGAATCAATCAAAATTTTAGATAGTAGTGAATCGAAAGACAGTATTCCTGATCTATTACAAAAAGCATTGAGTGTAACATTTGACCCATCTATAGGACATGACTTAATAGAGGATTGGGAAGCTGCGTATGAGTTCTATCATAGAAGAGAAGAAAAAATTCAATTTGATATCGATTATCTCAACAAGTGTACACAAGGTGGTCTCCCTAGGAAATCTCTTAATGTCGTTCTTGCTGGTACTAATGTTGGTAAGTCTATGGCTCTTTGTCATTTTGCTGCTTCTAATCTTTCTTCCGGTCATGATGTTTTGTACATTACTATGGAAATGGCTGAGGAAAGAATTGCCGAACGGATATACGCAAACTTAATGGATATCCCTATCGGACAATTGTCTGATTTGCCTAAGCAAGACTTTGAGCGTAAGATTAATCAAATAGAACAGAAAACTCAAGGTAGGTTGGTTATTAAGGAGTATCCAACAGCAAGTGCACATTCAGGACATTTTGAAGCATTATTACAAGAATTGAGAACGAAAAGAAACTTTATTCCTGGCATAATTTACATCGATTACCTGAATATTTGCAGCTCCAGGAATGTTAAGTTTAGTTATGGCGCCAATACGTATGTCATTGTCAAAGCAATAGCCGAAGAGCTTAGAGCAATCGGACAAAAATACAATCTTCCTATTGTAACAGCTACACAGACTACTAGGTCAGGATTTACAAGTTCTGATCCTGGACTAGAAGATACATCAGAGTCGTTTGGATTACCAGCTACAGCAGACTTCATGGTATCAATGATTAGAACAGATGATCTCGATGCTTTAAATCAAGTTCAATTCAAACAGTTGAAAAATAGGTATGGAAATCAAAATCTATATAAACGCTTTGTTGTTGGATTTGATATGGACAAAATGAGACTGTATGATGTTGAACAGAATGCACAAGATGATATCATTGATGATAGCATTCCGATTATGGATGAAAAATGGTCACCTCCAAATAGAAGCGAACTTTTTAAGGAGTTTAAGTAATGGCTAGAAAAAAATACAAGGTGCTGTCCTATTCTGGTGATCACGTTGTGCATGAAGTTAAAACATCACAAAATATATTTAATTCTTCATATTTGAAAAAGGCGGAACGAATTGCAAAAAATTGTAATGCAGGTGGTGGATTTAACGGACACACTCCTAGGTTTTTCATGTACCCGATAGATTATAAGTATGGTGAAGAATTATACGATGAAGAATCCAGGTAATTATTTTTATAAATTATCCGATGGCAATGAACGAATGGGTGGATATGGAATTCCACAGACTAGCTTCAGTGGACCAGATTCAAAAGTCCTTTTCAAAAAAAATCTAAAAACAAAACCGATAGATTGGCACTATAGAACAAAAGAGATAACCTATCACCTTAATTCGTATAGGTATAGGCAAATGGAAGAAATTCCAGATGATGATTTTATACTGTTTTTAGGATGCTCTCATACATTTGGTGTTGGGTTAGCAAACGATGAAATATATTGTAAGCTAGTAGCCGACAAACTTCAGATGCCATATGTTAATGCTGGCGCAGGCGCTGCTGGAAGATATCTAAACACTATGAACTTGACGAAGATGTTGCGAGCCGGCGTCAAGCCAGCGTTGGTAATTAATCAATGGCCTTCGTGGGGCAGAACATTCCTCATAACTCCCAGACAAGAGATTATGTGTCTAGGCCCATGGATTGTTAATGATGCACGGAACAAGGAATTAAACATTAGGTGGGATGATAGATTATCATCATTCTATAAATCGTGGGTAGAATCCAATAGACATGATATTGAATCAGAATATTATGTTAATAATGCAAGGCTATTATTAGAAAGTAATGATATTCCATATGTCGAGTTTGGATTTTATTCAAGTCCGAATCAAGTAAAGGATATAAGTGAGCTATCTGGAATTGAATGTATTAGTTTGGATAGTGAATTTATAGTTGATTTTGCTAGGGATGATATGCATTTAGGTCCAAAAACACATGAAAATCTTGCCGAATTTGTGTGCAGTCGGCTTCCACAGGGTTATAAATAAGCCTATACCTTATAACTTGTTGAGTGGGGGCTCAATGGGGAGGATCCCGGCACCCACCTAAGATCGGAAAGACGATAGCCATAGCAGCTCATCTGTTTGAGATTTGGGGGATGGGGGTTCATGGGGTGTAAACGCATAAAGGGGGTCTGTCATTGGACCCCCTTTTCTTTGCCATACAGTGTACTAATAGAAATCATGGAGAACCTTTCTCTGCTTCTGTTGTTGACTGCACTGGTCATTCATAGTATATTTAGTATAAGATACTTTGCAAGACAGGAGCAAAAATGCATCTTTCCGTAAAAAATGCGAAAAATCCAGACCTGGTGAAATGGCTTAAAATTGCAGCACAATTCTATGCAAAGGAGCTCATGCATCCAAACCTTATTCGAAGGCTATCACTTAAAATAGAAATAAGCGACAAGCTAGCGGTCTTAGGAATGTGTGATTGGGATGACGATTTTGGTGAACGTATCAGAAATTTTCACGTCATGATAAAGCGGCAAAAACGAGTGCCCCTTATGATTAAATCATTAGCACATGAATTTGTTCATATAAAACAATATGCTACTGGAGAGATGAATGGGATCATTGGAGCCTATAAGAATCATAAAGAGTTTGAAGTAACTAGGTGGGCAGGTCCACAGGTTAAATTTGCGAGTAACAAGAAGCCAATATCTATAGACAAAAATAAAGTGATGATTCATCGTAGAGGATACGATTACTACTATCACCCATGGGAGATCGAAGCATATGGGCTAGAAGTAGGCTTGTATGACTTTTTTACCAAGACTTACGGCGAACCATACAGGGAGTTTAAAAAGCAATATGGATCTATTTCCAGAAGCGCAAACATTTCTTGATGGAATGATTGTAGCTAAAAAGCACAATGTTATTGAAGAATACACTCAGGTGTTTTTACATACGTACAAACAAACCGGAAATGCGAAGCACAGTAAGTTCAATGCATTAAAGATAGCTCTCAATGAGCGAGATACAGAGATTTTACCAGTCTATCAAATTTGAGGAAGGAATACATGATGCAACGTCGAGGTAAGGCTCATAGAGCAGGAATGGGTGACAAAGATCATCTTAGCACTAACATATTGATTCACTTTTTTGATGAGTGTAAGAATGCTCTAGAACATCAAGGTGAGCCAGATTCTGCATTTTATTTCGAACAAATGTCGGACTATTTTAGATCTCATTATAGTCCTTCGAAAGGACTTGAAAAACCTTCTAAAGTATTGGGATTATGATAAATACTTCTAAAATAGGAGTATCGGTGTGCCAGAGCTGCAAGAAATTATTGCGCAAGGTGGAATTACGATGGAGAAAGTTGAAGCAAAAATAAAGAAATATTACGAGAAT